AGAAGAAATAGTAGGATAAACAGAGGCAAAGAAGTCATCAGCAATGTGATTCGGGATGAAAGCGAACTCGTCAAGAAAGATGACATTATAGGATCCGCCTCGGACAGCAGATGACGAAGTAGAGTTAGATGAAATTTTGGAGCCATTTTCTAGTTCTAAAGATCCTTTGTTCCAAGATATAATACCTTGTTGCATCCACTTGGGAAGGTTTTCATAAGCAAGTTGTAGTCTTCCAAGAAGGTCTCTTGCCGTGGATGCTTTGTTCGCTAGAATAGCTATATTAACGTTATCGTTGAATACGGCATAATGTAACAAATATGAAACACAAGTCGTAGATTTACCCGTCTGGCGAGGCATCTTACAGATATTAAATCTATTCTCGTGGAAGTTCTTTACAAGTTTCTCTTGAAATGGATACATCTCAAAAGGAACCAGACCGTGATCCAGAGAAACAATCTTAATATAATTTTTTGCGAAATATACAGGGTCTTCTTTACATTTTAAGAACTCGATGATTTGTTCTTCAGTAAATTGAATCTGTGTATTTGCTTTTTTTAAATTGGGGTTACCAAGATATACATTATCAGACATAATTTATTTACCTCTGTTCAATCCAGTTCAGAACTGCAAGTGCCTTTTTACCAGTGTTGGGACTTGCACAAGCAAGAGTATAAGTATCACTAATTGTTCCAATACCACTTCTACCTAACTGAAGTGCTGCTTTAATATCGAGATCAACTAATGTTCCATTACCATCAATCACAAAACCACTCAAGAGATCACTTCCACCTGTTGTTGCAGTTTCAGTAATATTGTACTGCATAAAAGAGTTTGGATCTGGATGATTTACCCAAGTTCCGCCAGTATTTGTTGCATTCAAAAGAAGTTTCCAATAAACATTGGTATTATCGTTTGTTGCTGCCTGCAATGATCTCAAAAGCATTACACCAGTTAAACTACTAGACTTTAGACGAATACTTATAATTGGATAAAATATATCATTCGATGTCATCGTTGTCCCTGTGATGGGATTGGATATACTCAAAAGAGTTCCAAGTTTCTCTGGTTCTCCTTCCTGAATCAGAGAATTAGAACCCTGATACATGTAATGAGTTCCTGCAACACCAGTTACATTTTCTATCTCAAGTCTAATAGGTAAGAATGGAGTAGAACACCACACTCCTGGATTTGTATTTGAGTTCTCAAAAGTATGGGATACAACAGTCTCATTCTTCATCAACCAAGCAAATTCTACAATGCCAGCACCATACCATTCATAATTGATTGAAATCATTTGTTGTTTTGTTGGATCCGCAGTTACTCCAGTCCAACCATTACCATCAAACTTTTCACCATTCCAATCATCTCTGTATACTCTGGTTTCTGTAACAATTCCAGTTACACTACTGCGGAGCACATAAGAATATGTTCCTCCATCATCCTCAAAATAAACGCCATTATTTTCATCAAATAATCCAAATCTTCTACGAATACCTACCTGTGGATTATCAAGACGAATTGCAAATGCAAGAGTTGCACCTCTACCAGGAATGTATCTCATCACATTCTTGGTTTGGCGAATGATTTTGCTTCCTGTAGTGGAACCAACTTGCATCACTACATTACTAGATGCTACATTATGAGTTGCAGTTGCTATTCCAACTATTCTTTCATCCCATACATCAGTTTCTTTACCATACTGGAAAGTGTTGAAGAAGACTGTTTGGAATGGAGCAATTTTGAGACGATTGTTATTGGTGAATTGAGGTCTCCAGTCTGTCTGGTTTCCCCAGTGATCTGCGATCATATTTACTTCAAAAAGAGTTCTTTCTTGATCTAAGAAGTCTTGTGTTTTCTTATTCCACTGTGCCATTAATCAATCACTCCAGGTTAAACTTTCTGGTCTATATCTTTGTGCATTTTTAATCTTTAAGGAATTGTTTGTTGATGGATAAATGTTGTGAACAATTGCTCCAGGATATTCACCCTGCAATTGTTCAGCAAGTGCATTTTTATCCATCATCTTACCTTCAACTTCCATACGATATAATTTTCCTTGCCAAACAACATCGGCAAGAAAAGATTCACCAACTGGTTCTGACTGTGATTCAGAACTATTTACATAGAGATTTCCATTGAAGTCTCCTGCAATATTTACGCTTTCTGAAAGAAACTCTTTGAATGATTTCATTTTAGTTACAGTTCCAACGACGGAGTGCTTTGTTGATTCTTGAATCTGGGTCTCTTGCAGTTTTTGCTGAAGTAAGTTTTGAACGCATTCCTTTCATACGACTACAAAAATTCTTACGTCTTTTTGCTCTTTTACCTTTTGGTTTTTTTTCAGTTACTGCGGTTTGAAGTTTAGAACCTGGATTTTCTTTGCGATAAGCATTAACTGCTGCTTGACTTAATCCATCAGTTTTATCTTTACGATTTACTGATTGCCAATCTTCCGATAATCCAAAATCTGCTCTCCAATTAGAAAACTCTTCCGCCTTAACACAGTTTGGATGTCTCTTTCCAAACATTGTTTTCATTCCTTTCTTTTTATAACCAGGCCAACACTTCTCATCAATTACTTCACCTTTTGGTTCATAATGTGCAACTTGTACCTTTGTTTCTTTTTTTGCTAGTGGAAGTTGTGGTCCAGTTCTTTTTAAGAAAATTTCCTTTTCATATGGATTGTCTGTACTGGATCCTTTATTATAAAGTTTTTGTCTTTTTTGCAAATCCTTATGCTTTTGTGGATCAATAGGTGGAAGCATTTGCTCTTTCATTTCTCCACTGTCAACATAATCTGCAGCAGAATCTAAGTAGTCTGCTGCTTTAGTAATTTTTGATTGTACCCATGCTTCAATATTACCTTCACCATTCTTCATTTTTTTGCGAAGTCTTTTTGCCGCAGAAATAATTGTAGAAATTTCTGATCGAGCCATTGAATACTCATGATCATATCCTTCTGGCATATTTCCAGGATGTGGTGTATTTGGAGTGTATTTTTTACCTAAACCGATTGGAAGAGAATACATATCCCAGTAATTTTTACCATACTTGCACTCATCACGAGTTTCATCCTTTTGACATTTTGGGCAATATCTAATCATTTGAGCCTCCTCTGATTTAGTTCCCCAATTAGAAGCACCAACTTTACGACACTTGACCAGTGCTCCAGATGCATATGCACTTGGCCAGACATCATATCTTGCTTTAACTTTGTGATAACAAGCATCTTTGGAACCACTACCTTTTCCTGGTTTATCTTTTTGTGCTTCGTTAAGTTCCATTGCTTCTTTAATTCCTGGTTCTGCTTTTACGTAATTTGGATCTTTTTTACCCTTAGCAAAAGTTGGAACATTAGTTGGTGCCATCGCTCCAGATTTTGCTTGTTGCCCCTTATCTTTCTGTCTTTTTCTACGAATTGCTGATCTAATTAACGATTTTCCTTTTTTACCCTTTTTCTTCAATGATCTCAATCTGGCGCTACTAAAACATTTAGGTGTTTTAGTTTCTCCAGGTTCATTAGCACAGGGTGAACCATCTGCTTGAACCCATCCAGGTTTTCCACCTTTCGATTTTGAACCTCTGAACCAATGATGAAGAGTTCCTTCAGAAACAGAAACATCTTTGAACTTTTTATGTTCTTTCTTTGCTTTTGCTTCCATCTTTTTCAAGCGAGTATAATAATCGGGAATCTCATCTAAATGTTGAAGAGCAATATCAATTGCAAGGTCTTTGTCTTTTGTGTGTTCATGCTCAATAGGAACTCCCATTTTGAGTTGATTTTTTATAAAAGAAACTTCCATACGATGTTTCTTTGCAATTTGTTCAACTGTTTTATGAGACTTAACTTCATGCATTTCACTAAATGGTGATTTTGATTTAATATCTTCACCCTTTGCTCTTTTTTTACGAGCAGCACAATGAGATTTCTGTGAGAATCCACTGGGATTCTCACAGTTTATTGATCGTTTATATTTGTCAGACCAACTCATTGAAAAATAGATTACTCTTTATTATTTAGAAAACCTTGTTTGAGTAATTTTGATAACTCAGATGTAGATCCCACAAAGATAGCATTATTTGTTGTATTATTTGTAGTTTTATTAGAATCTTCCTCCACTTCTTTTAATTTCTTTTGCAAATCAATAAGTTTATCAGTAACATCACCTACACTTTTAATTAACTGTCCGGCAACTTCATATGCTCTTGGTGAACCTCCCTCACCTGCAAGTTCCATGATGCCATTAATTGCTTCTTGACCTTTTTCAATTAATGAATAAAGATTTGCTCTTGTATATTCATAGTCCTTTTGTATATCATCAGGTTTAATAGGAGTTACACTTAACTCTTCTTTAACTTTTTCTACTTCTACAATACTACTCTCAATGTTTAGAGAAGAATTCAAACCGTCATAATTATTTTTCATAAAACTTATATATCCTTTTGTTGTGTAGGACTATATTCTTTACCATCAAAGAACATATCTAAAGATTCCGTAAATCCAAAATCATCATCAGGACTAGCAGTAATTGGATCTGGAACTACCGTGTATCTCATCTCCCTCTTTGCTGTTGTTTCTGTTCCAGTATAATAATCAACTTGAACCTTACGAATTAATCCATCCGTACTATCGGCAATTGGTCCGAATAGATACGTTTTTGCAGTGAAATTAAAAGTGTAAATTAAAGTTCTTCTTGTGGAAAAATCACCTTCATAGTCATCAGTAAAAGAAACACTATCTAAAACAACTGGAATATCCCTCTTTTCTCCAATGGAATCGACTAAATCTATTGTCAAATTAAATGCTGGTTGGAAGTATGGTAAAATTTGCTCAACCACTTGAAGGGCATCATCGTTTAATTTAGACATCAAATTTAGTTGAAATCCTATATTATATGGAACAGGTAAAAAAACTTTTTTTAAATTTGATCCATCTACAGCCTTAAAAGATTGAGTTATATTAGATTTTCTTGTAGAATCATATTGAATAGATGTCATTTCAAATGACATTCGAGGTAGAGTAATTGCAATTGGTTTATTTAAATCTGCTTGCTGTTCTATTCTTGCTAGAAATTTTTGAATTGGACCATATGCTAAAGGAACTCTCATCTCATTATAAACATCACCATCTCCATCCAGATGTTTAATATGAATTTGGTTAAAAAGAGTACCAAAAGCAATTATAGTTTTTCTGATAATTTGATGATAATAATAAGTTCCTAACATTAATAGTTACCAAATGGATTTGACTCTGAAAAATCGATAATTGAATCTGCTTCTATTTCAATTTGATCATTATCATCATATTTATCTTCAAACTTTGCGTCATTTATTCTTTCTA